CTTATATCGATGCTTTAGGCGCCAGCTACGCAGTCGCTTAAGCAAACCTTCAGGTTTCCTATTCCATTTAACATTATAGCCGAATCTAGACTTAATTTCAACTTCAACAAGAAGGACATATCAGAGCCACCAGCTATTGCTAGCAGTGGCTCTATATGGCCTCAGATTAGGCAGTTGTGCTTCTGCACAGACTCTTTGCTGGTAGCAAAGGCCCATTTGTAGCCTACGTGTTCAGAGACATTTCCTCGGCAGCACTCTCCAATGTTTGATGCGCACGCTTTCATGGTTCTACATCCATATACGCTAACAAACTTTGCTGCATCAGTGATTGACGCATACGATTCAAGTATGTTTCCATCGAAGTCCATTCTTACCACTGGAATAGTCTTATCTTTACACACATTGTCGCCATATCTTATCCACTGACAATTGTCTACGCAATAGTCTTTAAATGGATCTATCCTGTCTATAGAAGGCCTACCAGACGTGGTTCCATCCCATTCTAGCATCATTTGTTTATATACTGGAAACATATCTTTTGTGAATTGTGACAGTGTGCTCCACTCATCGCACACCTTTATTCCTTTAGCTCCATAGTAGATATAGCTTTTGTCATTAGGATTTGTGCATCTATTTCTCATTGCATAGTAGACTCGAGAGAACGTTCGATGATCTGGATCTCTGGCATATCCGTGAGAGAATGATCCACCAGTGTGCACGACGTTGCCATCAACCACGGTAGTTTGTTTGTTTGGCTCAAACGTAGCTTTTCTACACTCTTTAGAACCACAGTTCTTGTCTCGTTTACCATGAGAGATTGACTTCTCAACAGTGGTTCCACATACTGGACACTGGAATAGTCCGAACTTTCTGCTATCTTTTTTACCAGATCCATTTATCCATGATCTTGTTCCTAGCTCTGCTAGTAATTCCATATTAATACCCCTAGAATTTATCTGGGGGTATTATATAGCATCATCGCTTAAGTAGAACTTTTGATTTGTCGAACACGGTTCACACCGTGTTTCAACTAATCTTTGCGCACGAAGCTATCTGGCGGATACGTTCAGGACGGTACACCAAGAGACCGAAGTACCATGCGATAGAGATTGCACCTTTTTTCCCGAATGGGTCATTGTATGCATCAGCTTTAGGCATGATAGTGTTAACACGAGCTACGTCACCTTCGAACCCTACAGTTCCGAATGAATCTGTACCAACGTACAAGATCGGGAACACGTCGTAGTGGTTGTTAGTTTGGTAGCGGTTAGCTGCATCAGTATCATTGGTAACGTCAGTTGAGATCGCACCAGCACCGTCGTATTTACCCATTTCCATTACTTCAATGAAGCGAGTGTTGTGGATCTTTCCGATTTCGTGTTCCATGATTGTACCAGCAGCAGCATAGCTTTCTACAGGTTTCCAAACATTGATACTGTTGTACTCCATGTCTTCCAAAGTAGGATAGAGCTCTTGTCCAACGAACGCAGTGTAACCAGCTCCAACTACAGTTGTACCGAAGTTAGTAGAACCATCGATGATTGAAGTTTGTTTAGGCACACGAGCGAATTTCAATGATTGTTCCATAGCACGGAGGTCTTGGAAGTCAACGAGATCAGAAGCACCGATAGCTCCGATTGTTCCAGCTGTACCAGCGATTACACGGTTGGTTTCAGAAGCAGCGATCAATCCGAGTTGGATTTGTTTCTCACGGATTTCACCTTGAGCGATACCGACTTCTTGAGCCATACGAGCAAGCAATCCAGTTTCTGTATCCATATCAATCATTTTTTGAGTGAAAGGAATGTGGAATCCGAACTCTGTTACTTTAGCTGAGAGCATTTGACGAGTCATACCGACCGCATTCACTTTTCCGCCTTCTTCGCCAAGTACTGGGAATGAACCTTTGATTACAGAGATTGAGTTATCTCCACCCCACATGTTACCATTACCGCTTTTAATAGTTACAGTACCAACTACAGCCAACGCCGCTTCTTTAGTTACAGAACCAGTAGTAGGAGCAAGCATTGCACCATTAACGTCATATGAGTACCATTTTTCTTTGATCAAGACTGCACCATTTGCATCGATACCTTGGTCATTGATGTTCAACTGATGGATGATTGGCACTTCAGCGTACTTAACGATGGTATCACCATAGTTTTTTGGTTGAATCAACGCATCTCCGAGTTGAGAGAATGTCATATAACGACGAGCAGCTTTTACTGCAACTTTGGACCAGAACTTTTCATTAAACTGAACACCAACACTTGATGTAGGGACTGCGTAGCCACCTTGGTTAAACTTCATTGACATGTGTATGTCTCCTTATTTGTTGTCCGACAGAGCCTATTAGGCCCCGTTGCGAATCAGACTTTCTACGTACTTGTCTAGCTCTTCGCCCTCTAGTGACATCGGGTCGAATTTCTTAGTGGACGTAGATGACGTCTGTTTCTTGCTTGTAGATGCCGCACGTTTGCGAGCTTCTGCAGCCTGTCGGTTCTTTTCCTCAAGATTTCTCTTGTACTCAGCTTCTTGCTTAGCGCGCGTTTCAGCTTGCTTTGCTTGATCAGCGCTCGGTCGTGCCGTAGGTCGTGGCGCTGGAGTTCCAGCTTCCTTAGTAGCAGCCGCCTGTCCTGTTTGATTCATTCGTGTAGCGTCTGCAGTAAGAGACTGTACAGCTTGACGATATTGATCAGTAGCTTTCATTGAACTGAATGCCCCTGACACGTCAAGTGTCTTCATCTCTTTGATGCGATCTTGCACGAGATCAAACGCTCCTGTAGCCATATGATCCAACAGGTCATTACGAACTGATGGATTGGTCAGGAACTCGTTGAAGCTTTCTTGATCCCACTCTTTTCCAATCGTGGCTCTGAGCTTGTCTTCAACGCCGTAGTTTCGAGCCATATCCAGAGTATCTTCCAGAACCAGGGCTTGATCGCTAGTTACGTGGTTCTTGCCTGAGTACGCTACCTCATCCATATCGAGATCCAGTGGATCTACATTTAAGGACTTGATATGCGCTTTCAGCGCTTCTGTGTCACCATCTAGCAAGTCCATAACGAAGTTGAACTTGGACGGATCTTCCAGCATCCCACGGTCTTTGAGCGACGCCATGAATGGTCGATACTTCTTGAATGAAGCCATCTTATCGCTAAACCCATATGCCATTTGCTGAGCTTGTATGATCTTTTCTGGATCAGTGAAGCTTTTGACTTTCTTGCCGTTTGCAACGAACTCTGCGTTAGCGATAGTGTCATAGAACTTTTTGTACCGTTCGAACTCAGCTGCGTCTAGTGCACTTGCAGAGGTAGCGCCGTCGCTCTCACCTTCTGATGTACCTTCGTCACCTTCATTGTCTTCAGCATCTTGCTCTACTGGAGTGTTTTCCGAACCTTCATCATCTTCCTCATCTTCCGTATCCAGATCAGCGCCGTCGCCCTCATCGTTCGTTTCGGTTTCAGATTCAGTTGACTCATCGCCCTCTGTGTCCTCGTCGTTTTCGCTAGCATCAGTATCTTGCTCTTCAGAACCAGCATCTGCTGATTCCGTAGTAGCGTCATTGTACTTTCCATGTTGAATGTCATCCAAGATAGCCTGGACTTGTTCATCAGTCATATTGTCGAAGTCTAGTTCTTCCATAGGATTACTCCACTACTTCTGCATCGTCGATGAGTGAACCATCTGCTGCATAGTTAGCTGTTACGTGACGACGGAATTGCATGTTCTCTTCGATCTGACCTGGAGCTTGAATAGCATCCATCTTTCTGTACTTGAGATACTGTTTGAAGTTACGGATAGCTAGAGCTGCCTCAACGATGTTTTCCATTGACTCACGTCGTAACGGGTCATCGCCTACTATCAGACCTGTGATACGTTCTGCTTCTTCTTGGAAGTAGCCTGAACTTACTACCAGTTCATAGTCTGGGTTCGCTTCGAGACGCTTGATAGCTTCTCCAACTTCGATTTGTTTTTTGAAACCTTCAATTGCATTGTCGATTTCAGCAAGTTTTTCCTGTAAGGTCACTTCCACTTCTTGCCCGTATGGGTTCATGGATGCCATTGCTTCTGGATTCATATGTTTGTTCCTTGTGAGGTGCTTTCGCATTGCTCGTTTAGATTTAGTTTTTCCTCGTTGCGGAGGTGCTACATATTTCTTGCCGAAAGTATATCACAACTTTCAGCTATATGGAAGTTATGCTGGAAGAGGAACACTTCCAAGTCCACTTCCACCTGGCATCGGAGCACCTTGAGCTGCCATTTGCTGTGGTTCTACAGGACTTCCACCTGTTTGTGACTGTTGGATGATTTGTCCAAGAGCAGCTTTGATTTCTGGCGCTACATCTGGATGTTGGATCGCGATTTGTGCTGTTTGGATGTCGATTTGTCCACTTTTGATACGATCTGCGATCTGGATGTTCATCTGATGAGCTTGTTCAGATGGAGCTTGCCATGCGCCTTGTCCATTAGAACCGCCGCCGACGCCTGCTGATGGATCACCTCTATAGCCTGCGTATCCGCCTGCCTCTTCAGCCTTGGCTCTGATTGCTAGTGCCTCTTGCTCTTTAGCTTCTGCACGAGCTTGCATTTGATCTGCTACATGAGTTTTCATCAGTTGCATGCTTGGGTTCTCTTGGTACTCGTATGGAGCAGGAGGAGGCGTACCTAGTCCTTGTTGTGCTTGAGCTGCCATCTGCGCTTGTTGCACAGCTGGGTCTTGCATCATTTGATCTTCTGGGTTCATGATTCACTTCCTTCATTTGTTGATGTTGATGTAGATGTTGATGTAGAGCTATCAGAACCACCAGTGCTTGCTCCCAAGGAGCTTTTGTGCTCCTCTAGGTCTTTGGCTCTGATATGGTCTTCTAGTTTTACGCGCTTGTCTGTTTCGTGTTTGAACGCTAGCTTATCGAGATCTGATAGCCGACGAGCTTCTGCTGCACGGTCTTGAGCCTCTTGGTTCGCTTTGTTCTGTGCATCTTGGATTGCCATCTTCTTTTGTACGTCTGTACCATCTTGAGCGTCTACGAACTGTTGGTCTAGCATGTCAGCATCAGAGTTGAGCTTACGAGCTTGAGCAGCTCGCACTTCAGCCTGAGTTTCTTTCATTTTGATGTCTGCTGCATTTTCGATCGATCGGCTTACGCGCTCGCTGATTCTGCTGTCGAGTTCTTCGATCGCTTTTTTGAGCTTGATGTTTTCGAGACGTGTATTTTCCAGCTGGAGTTTACGCATTTCTTCTTCGAGTGGGTTTGCCGTAGGTGGCGTGTACTCTCCGAGGTCTTCTGCGAGGTCTGGCATCTTCCATAGTAGTGCGATCTTGCGATACATCTTGTGCATGATAGCTGGATTCATGTTAGCCGCATTTGTTTGTAGAAGCATGGTTAGCTTCTGAGCAGTCTCATTGTCGCGCTCAGGCGTACTGATGTCCATTTCGAAGTCGAACTCACCAGCTAGGTCGTCGCGTCGGATCGGGATGAACTTGTTAGTGATACGGATGACTTCTTGCTCTTCGAGGAACGCTTGGTTCATTGCTACTGTCATTCGCGCGATGTCTTTGAACATCTCGCTGACACGGCGTAGGATTGACAGCTCACGTTTAGCTGTAGCATCGAGGGTGCTACGAGTATTTTCTGCTACTGATCCGAACGCAGTACCGCTGATGCCTTGGCTGAACGCCTTGGTTCCAGACAGAGATTCTGCTTCGCCATTTTGTAGCTGGATCATTTGGAACACAGATGGCGGGACAACTTCTACGTTTTGTTTGTGGATGGCTTGACGCGGGTCGATTCCATGTCTGAAGTAGACTGTATTGCCTTTTTCGTAGTTGGCTTTCTGCACTGGCGACGGGAACAGCTGCTCATCTACGAACGTTTGTCCGATCGCTTGAGTTACTGTGATGTCCTCTGCAGCGCGCGTCATACGTCCGATAGTGTTCTGATTGTCGATCAGCAGGTCTCCGTCACTCTCGCCGTGCACTTCGCGCTTGACTGGCATGTATGTAGCTATCGCGAACGGCAGACGTTTGTGCGGGAACGGATTCTCTTCTAGTCTGATCAGCACTCCGCTTACCCATGTCGCTACGATTGATACGAGCGTGTCGTCTCCGTTGATGTCCCAGTATCCCCAGTACTCGTATGCACGAGTCTTTTTACGTGGACGGTCTGCAAACCTGAACGTGCGCCCTGGTTCTGATCCGTATGGGTCGCCAGTAGTGTCCAGTGACATTTCCTTGAGCACATCTAGGTTCTTGTAGAACCCTCGCTCGTGCTTGACGCGCTTTGTAGCGAGCATCCCAGTCTTAGGGTCTAGGTACTCTTCCTCCTCCCACGTCACGACGTATTCGTCTTTCTTGAGTTCTGCGAACGATGTGTCGTACTCATGGATGATGAACTTAGCGTCTTCTAGCACGCCTTCGCATGTCGGGTCAATCCGTACGTTTGCTCCATTACAGACACGGTACACAGGCTGGTTCTTAACGAGTACAGTCTTTTCTTTGTAGACTGTCTTCATTCCTTTTTGCATTGGTTGACCACTTTGCATGATCTGCGTAGCTGCTTCGATTGAGAGATTTCCGCTTTCTACTGCTTGACGTAGTAGAACCACAGATTCTTCTGGAGATGCGTAGTCTGGCACTTCTTCTGCTACGACTTTGGTTCCCTCTTCAGCTTCCCAGCCTACCTTGACGATTACGGTTCCTTCATCTACGAGATTACGTACTGCATCGTTGACGAACTTGACCTTACGTACTTTAGTTGACCATTGGAAGTTGAGTAGCATCTGGTTCTGTTCGGCAGCAGG